CTTGGGCGCATACCCTGCAAGTAATCCTTCTAGTTACACAAGTAACTTAGGAACGGTAACTGCAGTCACAGGCACAGCACCAATCAGCTCTTCTGGTGGTACGACTCCAGCTCTAAGTATTGCTCCATCTACAAGTACAACTGATGGTTATCTTAAAGCTACTGATTGGGTAATCTTTAATGGTAAGCAAGCTTCATTAGGTTTCACACCCTACAACGCTACGAACCCTAGTTCATACACAACCCTAGCTGCTGTTGCTGGTGTTGGTTATGCAACAGGTGGTGGTTCTGCAACTGGAACCAACACGGGTGATGAGACTCTAACCACTATTAAAACTAAGCTTGGAGTAACCACACTATCTGGTTCTAATACTGGTGACCAAGTATTACCAACTACCTTACCAGCTTCAGATGTGAGTGCGTGGGCTAAGGCTGCAACAAAGCCGTCTTACACCTACACAGAAGTAGGAGCACAAGTTGCTGGTACATATGCTACGGGTACAGGTTCTGCAACTGGTACGAATACTGGTGACCAGACTCTACCAACTCTCTCTAGTCTTGGTGCTCAAGCTTCATTAGGTTTCACACCTTATAACGCAACTAATCCTTCTAGCTTCGTATCTCAAGCTGGAATCACAGCTTTACCTCTAAGCCAACTGGCTTCAACTCTTGATATGGGAACTGTACCTTAATGAGTACTGTATTCAAACTACGCAAAGGAACTACTGCTCAAATTGCTGCTTTTACTGGAGCACTTGCTGAGACTGTAGTAGACACAACTAAAAATACTTTGGTTGTTCATGATGGATCAACACTGGGAGGTTTCCCTTTAGCTAAAACTGCGGATTTAGCAAACTTCATCACAGCATCCGCAAACATCACAGGCACTGCTGCTGGTTTATCAGCTAACTTACCAATGACTAAGTTAAATAGTGGAACAAATGCTTCTGCTACAACTTTCTTACGAGGTGATGGAACGTGGGTCACTGGTGGACTTAATGGAACCAATGGTACTAATGGTTCTACTGGTGCTACTGGCGCTACTGGAGCCACTGGGATTCAAGGCATACAAGGATTAACAGGGACTGCTGGCGCTGCTGGTAGTAATGGTAGTCAAGGTATACAGGGTATTCAAGGTGCTACTGGTGCTACTGGTGCTACTGGCGCTACTGGTGCTGCTGGTACTCCATCAACAACATTTAATACTGTTGGTAGTTATTGTTGGTGTGGCATACAAAATGCTGGTTCCGCTACATCGGGTGCAATTTATGCCGCAGGAAATACTAATGGAAAAGTTATGAGTTCAGGCGCTTATGGAGATTCTAATAATTTAAGTGGAAGCTGGCGGTGGATGGGAAGTACAGGGTCAGGATGTGGCACTCCGTATGGACTAATGTGTCGTGTTGCTTAATCAAGGAAAAATAAAATGTTAACAATACAATCGGCATTAAACCCAGTATGGGCTAACTTAGAAAACACTCAAATTACATTAGATGTAAAATTTGAGGAATTTCAAGAAATACTACCATTTACAGCAGACCCATTAGACCCAATGGAATATGGTGTTGAATTATATAATCGTGCAAAAGCTGGTGAATTTGGAATCATTGCTGATTATGTAGCGCCAAATACTCCAAAGCCTGACCAGCCTACAACAACTGGTTTGCAAACGATATAATGACTTACGGCATTTACCCTAATTCAACTCCTGAATTTCGTATGTTTCAAAAGGAAGATGAGACAATGGAGATGCAAGTAAGGTATCTAAATACACCTATGAATTATGTAGGTAGATGGATGCCAGTTAAAACGGAAAAAGAAAATGGTAACCCCAGCAATACTTAAACATACTTTTACTTACGATGGTGCAACTATCAATGTATATCACGCAAATAAAGGCGAAGGCATACCCATGCACTCCCACGCTTATTCCCATGCAACTACTTGCATGAATGGTTCTTGCAAATATACTCAAGAAGATAAAGTTTTAAATGCCACCAAAGATACTCAGCCAATAAATTTATTAGCTGGTAAATTGCACGAAATTGAAGCCTTAGAAGATGGTACAGTTTTTGTAAATGTATTCGCAGAAGGAAAGTATTAAAAGTTTTTCCCACTAACTTAACCATGACCACCTACGGGTGGTTTTTTTAACATCTATGGATCATCATGCCTGACATCAACCCAGAGATCCAGAAGGAAGCAGTCAAAGAAGCCCTCAAAGAATGGCTCAATGAACAGTTTGCTACCTTCGGGAAATTCTCGTTAACCGCATTAATCTCAACAGCCTTCATAGGAGTTGTTTACCTATGGTTAGCAGGACACGGCTGGACTAAATAAAGGTAATACAAAATGTTCCCAATCCCCATGAACTTAATTGTTTATGGGGTGGTGGTTCTTACACTCTTCCTGAGTGGCTTTGGTATTGGACATCATCTCGAAGCAGAGAAGTTCAATGCCTATAAAGCTGAGGTGATAGCAGAAGGTCTTGCTCAAGCCAAGCTGAACGAAGCAACCATCACCCAATATAAACAAGCAACACAAGAGGCAACAGATGAAACAACTAAGCGTAACGCTGCTGTTCATACTTTCTATCACAGGCTGCTCACAGATACCAGTAGCCCAACAATGTCCCAAACCAGAGAGACCACCAGAAGCACTGATGGCTACTCCCCAAACAATCTACCTCCTACCAGCAAGCTCGCTGAGGACTGTGCAATAACGACAGTCAATATGCTTACTCTCCAAGAGTGGGCAGAGAAAGTTACCAAATGAAACTTTATGGTAACTGGAGGCAAATCTTAAAGGATGCATGGTCACTACGATTTATAGCCCTATCTGGGATCTTCAGTTTCCTCGGGCAGTATGTCTTACCAAACTTTGCAGAGTCTATCTCTCCAACTTACTTCACAGTATTAAGCGGTCTTTCATTGTTCTTAGCCTTTGCTTCTCGTTTGATTTCACAGGAGCATATCTAATGGAACAAGCTACTAGGAAAGCTGTAGCTGCATTAGCAGTCTCAGCTACTGCGTTAGTTGGGATAGCACACTACGAACAGTATCGCCAAAGTACCTACAAGGACTCTGGTGGTATCGCCACGCTTGGCTACGGAGAAACCAAGGGGGTAGTGGCTGGTCAAGTTACAACCCCTGAGAGAGCCTTACAGACCCTCCTAGCGAGTGCAGATGAACATGCTAAAGGAATGAACGAATGTATCAAAGTTCCACTGTATCAACATGAATACGATGCATATCTCTCCTTCACTTATAACGTGGGTGTGGGTGCATTTTGTCACTCAAATCTCAACACTAAGCTTAACGCTGGTGACTACTTGGGAGCTTGTAAAGAGCTACTCAAATGGAACCATGTGGGAACTAAAGTTCTTACTGGATTAACTAAACGCAGACAGGCTGAATACCTGACTTGCATAGGTCAATAACAAAGTAATAAAAAGTTTCCCGAACGGGATGAATGTACGAAAAAGTGACCTAAATATCGAAAATATTCCCGATAGGGGTATTTCGTAAAGAAAGATAAATATGGCTATTAATAAAGCTGATGCTATGGCTATGGATTCACTTCATGGTCAATTAGCTAAAGTATTAACAGAAGCATTAAAAGGTTCAGTAGATCCTGAGACTGGAGCACAACTAGCTGCCCCAGCTGCCATCCTTTCAGTAGCTAGGCAGTTCCTTAAGGACAATGGTATCGACAGTACAGCTAAGGCTGGGTCACCTATTCATGAGTTAGCTAACCTTCCTCAGTTTGATGATGACAATGTTGTGCCCCTGTATGGTGCTCAACGCTAATGGCTGAGTTACACCCAGTACAGAAGGACTTTAGAAAGTTCATGTTCCTTGTTTGGAAGACATTAAACCTTCCAGACCCAACCCCAGTTCAATATGACATAGCGAACTTCATTCAGAACTCACCTAAGCGGTGTGTGATTGAAGCTTTCCGTGGGGTAGGGAAGTCATGGATTACTTCAGCCTTCGTCTGCTGGACATTACTCAATGATCCCCAGAAGAAGATCCTCGTGGTATCAGCTAGTAAGGAGAGGGCAGATGCCTTCGCCTCATTCGTTAAGAAGCTCATTAATGAAATGCCTATATTGGCTCACCTCAAAGCAGTAGAAGGTCAACGTGACTCTATGCTGTCCTTTGATGTGGGTGGCGCATTACCTGATCATTCACCCTCAGTTAAATCCGTGGGTATCTCAGGTCAACTTACTGGCTCTCGTGCTGACATCATCATTGCTGATGACGTAGAAGTAATTAACAACTCTAGTACTCAAATTGCTAGAGATAAGTTGAGTGAACTAGTCAAAGAATTTGATTCGATTCTAAAGCCCCTAGACAGCTCTAGGATCATCTATCTGGGTACACCGCAGTGTGAGCTATCTCTCTACAATCAATTGCCTGAGAGGGGCTATGTAATGCGTGTATGGACAGCTGAGTATCCTGAGCTAAAGAAGGTAGATAGCTACAAGGGAACCTTAGCTCCATTCCTCGTGAAGAAGCTCTCAGATAACCCTAGGTTAGTTGGTGAACCTACAGATCCCCTACGGTTTGGTAGTGAAGACTTGATGGAACGTAGGATGTCCTATGGCAAGAGTGGTTACTCCATGCAGTTCATGCTCGATACCACCCTGAGTGATGCCAACAAGTACCCCTTGAAGA